AATTCTTGTATTGAAGAATTCTTTGATGTCGTAATTTTCTTTAATTGTTTTAATTAGATTGAATTTTTCATTTGCCAAACGACGATTTGACAATTTACGACGACTTTTGACTACTGCTTCTAATAAAGAAGATGCGTGAGTCAAGTTTTTGTATTTTTTATTCAATAAGATTGAATATAATTCGTATTCTTTACCTAATTCAGTATTTTTATTAAAAAATTCTTTAAATAATTTAACTGACTTAGGATTTTTTGTGTCATTTATCACATCAACAGTAATTTGACGAGATAAAAGTTCATAAAGAATACCTGTATTCTTTATCTTATTATGTTTTACATAAGACATTTGAGCTCCAAAGTATTTTGTGTTTTTTATCAATAATAAATATAAAACTTAGGAAAAATCGGTATTATTTCTCTCCGTTTTCCTTAGTATATTCATTATATTCTTCTTTTAATTCATCTACTTGTTTGGTTTCGTTCAGTATGTCCTTTGACTTATTACCCATTGTTTTCTTTAATGCGTCGTAGTGAGCGAGTGCTAAAGGTCGTCTGTTTTTAGTTTGTTTCCCTAATGGGTCACGACCTCTTGCTCCACTATCTTTTCCATAGTGGTTCATCTCTTGTGGACGACCACCTTGTTGGTCTTCTGGTCTGTCGTCTTCTCCGTCATACATTGGGTCGAATATGGAACCTGCTGCGGTTTCGGGTGGTGTTGCTTGGTCTTCTGCACCGATACCGATAGTTGCCATACTACTTGGTGTTCCTACTGCCTCACCGGTATTCATTGGGTCATTACCTTCCATTTCAATCTGTGAGTGTCTGAATTTTTGTTTTTGGTCTTCAATGATTTCATTTTCAATTTGAATTTTTTCTTCTTGTGAAAAATTAAAAATGTTATCATAAATCCAATTATAAGGTAGAATTTTATCACTCAACATATCACGAGCCAATGTAACTTTCTGTCCCCATAATTCAATCTTTTCTTGTTCATACATTGTTGAAGGACTTGCTAATTCTAATTCAAAGTTTACCAAGTCTGCGTCGGTGTATCCTTGTGAATACAAGTGAACAACTGCTATCTTTGTTAATTCACTTACAATAATTCTTTGTATTCTTTCAATGGTTCTTGCGAATCTAACATCTTCTGCTGCTAAGGTTGCTTTACCACCAACATTTTCATCAAATCCTAAGAATGCTTTCGGTACTCTTAGTGATGCTAAAAGTTTACTTTTTAGATATTCAACATCTTCGGTTGAATCATAATCAATACCACCTAATTCATTGATTTCTGTTCCTGAATCTCCACCACGAACCGGTAAGAAGAAATCTTCTGTTAAGTTTTGTATATTGTATTTTAAATTATATTCACCGGTTGATTCATCAACAAATGGTGTTTTCTTCATCTTGTTGATAATTCTTTGCATATAATTGTCAACTTCATTTGGTGGAATGTTTCCAATATCAATTTTGAATACTCGTTTAGAAGGTGCTCTCATAATTCTGTGAATTAACATTGCGTCTTCCATAAGTGTTAATTGTTTCCAAATTTTACGAGTAGATTCAATCATAGATTTACCATAAGGTAAGAAATTACTATCATTAGCCATTCTAAAATGTGCAATTTGGAAATTTTCAAATTCTATTTTTCCTTTACCACTTCTTTGTTGTCCGAAGTAAGGGTGTGCTCCTTCAATACTTTCTAAATAAAATTTTGTATAATAAGGATTAGTTGGGTCTTCACCTTCTGCTCTTATGATTTCATAAGGTGATAATGGAACTACATTGGTAATACCATATTGTTCTTGAACATCTAAGTATAAAAAGAAATCTCCATACTTTACCATATTACGAACCCAAGGCCATAAATTGAACTCAACATTCATAATATCATAAAACAAATTATGTAGAATTTCTTTAATGTTTTCATTTTCAGATTTAATCTTAATTACATCTCCGTATTCACCTTTCATAGTGGATTCATCTGAATAAATGTCCAACGCTGATGAAATAATTGGGTCGGAATCCATTGACTCATAATCTTTGAATAATGCCAATCTTGCCGCCATTATTTGATGAACGGTGGAATAACCTGTTCCGACTAAATCTAAGTTGTTGTGTAGTTTTGTATATCTATCAACAAGGTGTGATTTAACCTGTTTTTGAACTTGGTCTGTATCGGCGATTTTTAGTTTTTTACCACCGACATTACGAACAATTACATTTGTTGCAAATAATCTTCGTAGTCTCCCAAATAATGTTGTATCTGCCATTTTTTACCTCACTTTATAAAAGCCAATCTAATGACTCTTTATTTTTTCCTGTGTCCCACTCCCAAGAATCATTTTTTCTTGCGTCTTCTTGAGTGTATAAACCCTGATTATCCATCATTTTGGATAGAGTTTTCTTTGTTAATTCCACACCTTGTGTTCGTAGTCTTAATGCCGTATCACGAACCCAAAGTCCAATTGCAAACGACATAACTAAATCATCATTGTATCCGTTCATCGCTTGTGCTCTGTTATTTATATAGACGAAAGTCAATAATTCATCAATCAAACGATTTGAACGAATCACTACACTTTCTTCTCTAAAAAATTCTTCTAACTTACTAATAATTAGTGGTCTGGTCTTAGAAGTCGTTGAAAAACCGGCCACCATATTTTTTTCTTCACGATAATGTTTATTCGTGACTTGATGTTGAACATCAACATATTGTAAGTCTTTACTTGTATAAAATAAATTTGGATAATCTCTATCGATTACCTGTTGGATTGTTGCCCAACCAATATTGTTGTTTTCTATAATTAGTAAAGCATCATTATATTCTGTTGCCACACTAACCAACATATTACCAAAATCTTTTGTATTGATACGACCTTTATATTCTGCCACTTGTGTTAAAGTTTCTAACTCAATCACGTGAAATGCAGAATAGTCTGCTGAATCTCCACGACCCACATCAGCACATACCAAATAATCTTTTGAATAGTTTGGTGGTTCCCAAACCCACATATTACTATCGATACCTCTTTTTTCTATTGGGTCAATACATAAACTTTTTCTCATTTTTTCCAAAATGATTGGGTCAATTACCCCAGTACCAGAAGTCAAGAAGTCACAATCACATTCTTGTGCTGCTGAACTTGGCCCAAGTAAAGTATCTTGTTCATCTCTCCACTCTTGAGTTCTATCTGGATGAACCGTCCAATGTAGTTTAATCGGATTAAACATACCGGTTGCTTCTTCAGCATCTATCCAAGTTTTGTGAAACCAATTACCCACACCATTCGGTGTTGATAAAGCGATACAACTACCACCGGTTGTCAAGGTTTGTTGTGACGCAGTCCATATTTCGTCAATCTTGTCAATGAATGCTGCCTCATCTAATATCAACAAAGATAGAGCTTCCGAACGAGCGGCCTCTGGTCCTGATGATACTGCCTTGATTTGACTACCATTCATATAACGAAGATTTAATTTATTGTCCTCAACACATCTTTGTTTCAACCAACTCGGTAAATTTGCGTGCATAACACGAACTTTCGTTACCAAGTTTTTGGCTACTTCTTGTTTGGTTGCAATTACCAAGATGTTTTTATCTTGGAAAAATGTCATCAACCACAAAGAATAACCGGCGGATAAAGTAGAAATACCCAATTGTCTTGATTTCAAAATAATGTTAAAACGATTGTCTTTAAATTCACGAACCGTTTTCTCTTGGAAATCATACAACTCAAAAGGTATTTTTCCTCGTATCGGGTGTTGTATCATACAAAACTTTTTCATAAAGTATGCTGGGTCTTGTGCACACTTTATATATTCGGCTTTGATTACTTCTTTTATTTGTTCTGCCATTAATCTACTATTTGACCTGCTAACTTAACTGATGTAGCAGTCATCAAAACTCCATATGTAAAGTATAACCATTTGTTCTCATACCATTTAGGTTGAACGAGTTTTACTTTTTGTTCAAGAAGTTTGGTGGTGTCTTTCAGTAGATTAATTTGATTAGTTTTATTCTCAATCAACATTGAATCAATTACTGAGTTTTCCTCATATAATTTGATTTGTGATTCTAAATCCATTACCAAAGAAACATTCAAACTATCTTTTAGTTCTAATTCTTTGATACGATTAGTGAATCCCAAAACTTCATCTTCGGTAAAAGTGTAGGTTTTGGTTGCGTCTTGTGAAAAAACTAATCCAAAAAATAATATGTAAATTAAATATCTCATATATATAAATATATACTACTTACTGAATTTCTTCAAAAATTTTACTGCGTCATCAGCATTATCTTCTTTGACTGCTTCTGATGCTTTTTCAATTTCTTTTTTAGTAGTAGTGACTTTTCTTTTTAATTTAGCTACTTCTTTTTTGTTAACTTTTTTCTTTGACTCAAGAACTTCTACTTCTTTTTCAAGTTCTTTAACTTCTTGGTCTTTTGCTTTGATTGCTTTGTCTAATTCTTTGACTTCTTTTTTCTTATTTCCACCAAAGAATAGGTTTAGTATCATTTGAATGATATTCATTATTTAACTCCTGTTAGTTGTTTTTCTGCGTCTTCAACGAGTTGTTTCTTTTCTCGTATAAAATCTTTTGCTTCTTTAACCATTGATTCAAAATTTTCTTTACCCATTTCCCATTTTTCTTTTTGAAGTTCTGGTGTGTTGACACCAACTTGATTAAAC